CAGTATTACCTGATGGATTTAGAATACTTAAACCAGCATTAGATTGTGGTTGTAGAAAGTCCGCTTGTAGAGTTCCTGACATAATTTACCTTAAAATATCTTAGATGATTTTCCAAACACTACCGGAAGCAATAGATACTACAATATTATTTGCAATTTGAATTGGTCCAGTAGATGACGCATTATACCCTAAACCAATATTTGTATTCGTGGTCAATACATTAGAATTAATCCTAACGATACCGTATGGGTCAGCAGATAATGCAGGATTTACCATAACACGCTCACCAAGATAACGCACCTCAATATTGTTAGTACCATTAGGTGGAGCTTGAGAGAAAATCAATTGACCATTATTTAATGTATAAGTTCTAGCCTGCTGAGTAATACCAAAAATTGAAACCATAATTGAGGCTTCATTACCGGTATTTTTGGTTAAATTAAAAGTCGTGGTTGTGCCATTACCTGAAAAGTAATCCGTGGAAAATAGACCGTAAGCTGGGTTCGCACCAAGGTATGACATATGTTTTCTCTGTTATTCTTTAACTAATATATTTATGCTACTTATTGGACAGCATCTAATTGCTCTTGTGTAGGCTGAGCGTGTGTTGGATGTGTCCAAGATTTGATGTAGTCACCACGACCATCAGAATCATTTTGCAGATGAATGGTGCCACGATGCGGCATAAAGTCTGCATCAGTTAAATCAGAATAGATTGTGATAATTTTTTCGTATAAATTTTTACTCATATTAATTTCCTTTAATTACTTTTATTGACCTCTAACAAATGAACCACTTATTTGTGTAGTTGAGCTACCACTAACTGTTGGAGAACTAGAAGCTACTATGTAAGCATATGCTTCAATATAATCGGTAGTTCCATTCATATAAATTAATGAAGATACATCTCCACTTCCTGTATCTATTGTTGCACTTTGATATCTCCAATCCGACTTAACGTATGGATTATTAGATTTATATATTTGATAAATTTGCATACTGGAATAACTACTTGAACTTCCTTGCACATTCAAATTTATTTGATAGTAACCTGGTACATTTGGAGTGAAACGGCTTGTGCTTGTATTAAAACAATTATTTGTGTCAAAAATTTTAGTGTCAAATGCTATTTTTGTTGTAGTTGCGGTAGTGATACTTTGCGTTGAACTCAAATAAGCACTAAACGCTGGACCACCTGTTACTAATGTCCATGTAGATCCGTTGTATACTTCTACACCACCATATGTAGTGTTGTAACCTTGAGCACCAATAATAGGATTTGTTGGCCTATTTGCTGTGGTCCATGTAGGCATTGTGATGCCGTTACTACCATCCAATATCATCGTCATACTGCGTTACCTCTCATAAACATACCTTGTAAATATGTATAACTACCATATTGAGCAATAACTTGTCCTGTGCCACCGTTCGTATAAGCATACAATTCAATATAATCACCAGCAGCTAATTGAAACATTCCTGTAACTGTTGTAATCATGTCTGTTGTTGAAATTGGTTGAAACGATCCATAAAATCCAGCAGAACCATTATAATACAAAGCAAGTCTAGAACTTGTCATATTTGTGCTTGAAGCAAAATATGCCGAACCTGCAAAGTAATAATAACCAGGAGTAACACAAGTAAATCTTGAATTAGCGGTACTATATCCGTATGTTGTTGTAACTGACCAAGTTGTATTACTTAATGTAACTTTTGTCCAAACGTTGTTAGTTAAAGATTGATTTGATGCTGGTGGATAAGCAGAAAATGCTGGAGTTGTTCCACCACCACTAGTTAATAATGTTCCTGTAACCGATGGCACAGTAGATGTGTTTGCACCACTCTGAAGTGTTAGAACGCCTGACTGGTCTGGAGTAATAATTAACCCGGAAGTTGGTGAGGCCTGAATGTTTGTTGCCATTTATGTGTCCTTATTCGTCTGCTGGAGTTGGAGTGTTACCCTCAGCAACCCATTTTAGGTAGGCTTGGTAGTCTGTATTGGCTTCATCAAATGGGATACAAGCATTGTCAGATAGGCGGATTACAGAAGACGATGCTGTTTCTCCAAAAGTAAGTTTTGTAAGTTTATACATTTTAAAGTTCCGAGGACAAGGCTAAATAACTTGAAGCAGAGGTTGATAACAACCCAAAAATTGGTCTATACGCAGTTTGCCCACTACCAGTATCACAAAGAAGATTTAATCCGTTAGTAGAGCCAGCATTAGTTGTGACCGATGAGGCATTTAATGTAAAACTTGTATAGTCAGATACTTGAACGCCACTTGATGTTACAGTTGGGACTGCTCTCATAGTCATTGGAAATTTTATGTATGGGTAGCCAGCATTTGCTGAATTAGATAATCCGATTCCTAAAACTGTAAGGCTGCTTGCGTTTCCTTGTATTTGATAAAAATAGCGTTGGCACAATGCTAACTCAGTACCATACTGACGATATTCAAATTGTGTTGCCACAGTTCCTACTTCAAGCTGAACGCCGGTGAAATAAAATGTGGCACCAGACGTACCAACAATGCTAACTGCACCAGTTGCATTAACATAGTTAGCGGAAGCCCAAGTCCCAGCAGGTCCACTATATGATGAACCTGTGCCTAAGTTAAAGAAAACCATTAAACCTACGCCGTTATTAGTTAACCAAGTTCCTGTAGTGTCTCCTGGTATAGTTACACTAATTTGTGTCCAAGTGTTTGCAGAAGAAATTGTGTATGTAAATGGGTAGCTTCTTGATTGACCATTGCTACAAATAGCACCACCAAAAGTGCCTGTCAAAGAACTATATACCCATGCAGATAACGTTACAGTTTTAGCACTTGATGTTCCCCAAGCCAAATCAGCTACATTCAAACCTTCAATTCTTTGATTAGTATTAAAATAATCACTAGCACCACTTGAATATGCAGATGATGAAGTAAAACCCAAATAATTTGTATATCCTGCTGGCGGTGTTACTGAACCGGCGTTTTGTTGTGCTGTAAATTTAGAAGCTTGTGCTGCAACATAAATCCATCTGTCAACAATATAATCGCCAGTTGATGGAGTTACACTAGAAGTTCCGTTACGCTGGCTAATAACCATAGCACCATTAATAATCCTGTTCTTCATAACAGAACTAGAAGGACTGAATACTTGTCCTGTTGAAGATGTTATTACGTCCGCATTGAGTGACCCGTATGCCATTTTTTATCCTTGTATCAGAGTATCACCCAGCGACTATTTGCGCTGATAGTTATATTGTTACCATTAGCAGCAGTCAAAGGTCCAACAGATAACCAGTTTTGTCCTGATGGTATTGTTGTATTCGCTGTGATTGTATTAGCAAATGGTAAAGCATTGAGTGGTGCTATCTGTGCAGCACCCACAGCACCATTAGCAATCATTGACTGCGTAATAGTTAAGTCGGTGATTAGTAGTCCGTCAGCGTAAGTTAAAGAAATTTTAGTTCTCCTTATTCAGCTGCTTGGGGTTGGTTACCCTCAGCGAGCCATTTTAAGTATTCTTGGTAATCGGTGTTGGCTGGGTCAAAAGGAATGAATAAATTATTATCAATTTTTAAAACAATATTATTTAATTCAGTAGTGCCAAATTTATAAATTAATTTATACATAATTATAATTCCGCACCTGCTTGCCAATTTCCACTTGCAATTGTGCTTGTTCCTGCAAATGTATAAAATGTTGCTCCATCGGTAGTTGATCCATTAGGATTAATTGTATTATTCCATCCAGAATAACTCATTGATGCTGAAGTTCTTTTTGTAACCTTAAATGTAGCATTTAAAATAGCATAACCATCGCTATAACGACCGCCACTCCAAGTAAATCCAGTTTCATAATACCGCTGGCACATCTGAAGCTCTCTAGTATAATCTCTATATTCAAACGCAGAAGCCGTAGAGCCTTTTTCTAATTGGACACCGGTAACATAGAAGGTTGCACCAGTAGTAGCAACAATAGAAGTGTCACCTGTTGCACCACGATAGTTTACTCCAGCCCAAGTGTTTGCAGTTCCTAATAATGTAGAACCTGCACCCATATCAAAGTTTAATTGTATACCGCCGTTATTGTTAGTATACCAAGTACCTGTTGTATCACCAGGAACAGTTATAGAAACAAATTGCCAAGTATTTGAGTTTGATATTGTGTAAGAAAAAGGATAACTTCTAGTGTTATCATAATTTTGAACAGAACCACCAAGTTGTCCAGTTTTGGAAGATTTTACCCAAAAACTTAATGTAATTGGTTTTGCACTTGATGTTCCCCATCCTAAATCAGCAATATTATATCCTTCTATTACATGACTAATTTGTGCTCTTTCAGATGAACCTGATGTTGCACCGGAAGTAACAGCAAATTTAAGAGAATTTGTAAAATTAGCTGGAGCATCACTAACTTGTTG